ATTCAGGATTGTTTTTGTCTGATATAGGCGAAACTATTTCAATTACCAGCAACACGGAATGGCAATTTATTTACAGCGAAGGATATTACAATGAAAATTATTACAATGAAAATTATTATTTAACATAACTATTATGAAGAAATCAGATTATATAGCTATACAGAACGAGAATTGGGGGGACACTACGCTGCCAAAAAGAATTCCAGTAAACGACAGAAATGTAGGAGATGCAATATCAGGACAATTGTGGTCAAGTATAGTAAATGAAGATACCAGCTCTGTTTTATCTATCACGAGCCAAGTTAATTTAAATATAGTATATAAATTAGCATTCAGAAAATCAGGAAACATTGTTAATGTTATAGGAATCATCTCCAATACTTCGGTATCAGCAGTAGCTTCTAGTTCAGAAATAATTGGTATTGTAAACACAGAATACAATGCTAGATCTGGGTTTGGCACTTATTATAAGCAAGATTTAATTACATTTCTTGTTTCTGGGAATAAGATGTATGCTATCCCGAATTTCCCCCCATTAACTACAGTTAGAGTTAATTTTAACTATTATACAAACGACTAAAATGGAATTAACAAGATACACAGATTCAACCCCTACCAGAGAGAACCTTTTAAATCCTTTGTGGAATTTCACGGATTACGATAGTTTTCAAAATGAGCCTTTATTGTATTTAGATGATACATACTCTTACTTCGGGAAACATTCTTTAAAAGCTTCCTCTACTAATTTTGACGATCCAGACAATCCTATAACATTTCAGTTAATAGGGGATTATATATTTACAGCTCCTAAATCAGGCTATTACTTTTTTTCGTTTTTTCTCAAAACAAAACAAGAATTTTCTTATGAAGAGATGACTTTAAATGTTTATTCCAGAGTAAATGATTTAATTCAAGAAACATACACGTGTATTCCTATCACATTGCTAGACTATGATTCAAACGGATGGAACAGGTTTGCTTTTCAGTTTAATATGACAGAAGGGCAAACGTTTTATCCTGATTTTCAATTTGTCGGTTATCCTGGAGCCGATCAAGATGTTTCAATTTGGCTGGATGGATTTAATATACAATTTGTAGGAATTGGTTCTTATGCCGCGTCTTTTTACTTACCTTCCAAAGAATCTGCATCAGGATGGGCAAATTATAAAGATCTAGTTCATACCTTGTCAACTCCTTTGATAATAAACGAAGGATTGACTTCCGTCCTTACAAATAATGGAGGAATAGTGATAAACAATAATCTTCCTACAGGAATTACAAGACTTTACAATGCGATTGACAATAAATTTATTCCTTCAATCCAAGGAGATTATTATATCATAACGGTGCATTTAAAGGCAGAAAACTCAGAATTAAATGGGTTGTTCGATTTAGGCATAGATGTAGGAGGAAGCGCAGGAATTGTGCTTAATCAAACTTTATCCTTTAACAAAGGAGCAGATACAGAGCAGGATTTTATTATAACAATTCCGTTTTATGCAGATTCTGCGTTTACAGCAAACGGAGGAATTCCTAAGATAAAATCTATAAAAGGCAACACATCTATTTATGATATAGTTTTTGAAATTTGCCGTGTTCATAAATCAATAACATAATGGATTCAATCTTAATAAAACAATTCGAAGGAAACATCTGGAAACATTACTATAATGGTACTGATAAAGGCTATATTATTTCAAAGTTTTACGTTAAACAAGATGATAATTTTGGTAAATTCCAAATCATAGAATACGGAGGAAGTCAGAGAATATCATACGAAATAGCTAATGTTTCAGTACAGGCTTTGGGCGGTGCTGTTGAAACTAATTTTTTATCTGATGTTGAATTGTTTCAAAGATTAAAAGAATTAAAATATACTGGATTTGACAGTTCTTCAGGCTCTAGCATCATAACCAATATATCAGCATATCACGGTCAATTTAATTGGAATTCTGCATCTAATCCTACAGCAATATATGTAATTCCTGACGCAACAATAGTCGTAACGGTGCATCAAGACGGCAGATATTTAAACTATACATACGATTATAATATTTCTGGGAATGTTATACAAATATTAACACCTTTGCAAGAAAATGAATTTATAACCATAGACGGATTAAAACCTAATATTTAAAAAAAAATGAAAAAACAAATTTTATTTTTATTGTTCAGCGCAATAGCATTTGCGCAACCATCGAACCCTACGCCATTTCCAAACGGGATTGCCCCAGTAACAACATTAGACAATACAGCTACAAAATTAATTGCGCAAAAATCAGGAACAGACAGACTATACTATCTTAATATTTCTTCTTTTTTAAATAATTGGAATTTAACAGGCGAAAACATCCGAAATAACAATATCGGAAATGTAGAAATACAATTACGCACAGGAAAGAAACTATCATTTTTAAACAACGCAGGTACTGAATTTGGTTATTTGAATATTAACGGTAGCGGTTTCGGAAATATGTATTTACCGAATGGAGATGCTACAGCATCGCATTTTTACGGTGTAAAATATCACACCGTTAATACAGGTGGCTTAGTTAGCTCAGATGAATTATTATCTTTTACAAACAGGGCATCTGATTATTGGCAGTCAAGAGGCTTAATTAGGTATTTTGCCGATTATTCTACTGACACAGATCCTTTGCGTTTGATAAGCTTAGGAGAATTGAATTCGGCTATTAGTGAAGTTTCAAACGGCTTAGACTTACAAGCTGTTACAGATAATGGAGCGACAACAACTAATCCAGTTGAATTTAACGATAATGTTAAGATATTTAATATTTTAGATAATACTGGTAGGATTTATTTAGACGAAGGAGGAATTACAAGTATATATGGTGCATTATACGTATATAATGCAGGGGATTTAGATAAAAAAGCGGCAATATTAGGGGAAAATTTAGATCAGGAAGTTAATTTGCAGTTGCCAAACACCAGCGGAACATTTGCAATGTCTGTTAATTCAACTACAGCAGACGTTAACGGAAATATAGAGCTATCTGTAGTTACAGAAGTAAACGATACTCCGCCAAACTCATCAGGTCAGGTTTATATCCCGATTCCTTTTCAATCCTTAACCACGGCAGGAACATCAGGAGCGGCTACTTTATCAGCGGGTAATTTGAATGTTCCGAGATATGACCAAATAAATTTAACCCAAGTTTTAGCAAATGGATCGTCAGGAGCTACTAGCGGAACTATTTCATTAACAGGAAATACAGGTGTCTATTTAAATGCCTCAGGTAGCTCTTTTGGCGTAGCGATATCTGGGGGTTTGTCATCTACAAATAAAGCAAAGCTTTTAACAGATAATCTTACCGGAGATAGGGATTTTCAATTTCCTAATGCGAGTGGAAGAATAGTAATAGATTCAGAATTAGCGGCTAAATTAGATTTAAATAACCCAACCCCTACAGGTACTTTAACTTTACCTGGAACATCTAACTTTGCTATCTCAGGAGGGAGTGCTAATAATATATTGCTAGAAACAGGAGCAGGCGCAAACGGATCTGTATTTGTTCAGCAAAGATCCATAGGTAATGACACTATGGGTACTGGATCTATAGTTTCGTCTGATTCTTTTAGAACTGCAGTTTGGAAATTACAGCCATTCAAAGGATCGTCTATTGCTTTTGACTTTCCTTCTATACCCGCCAACTCTACTGCAACAACTACGATAACTGTTACAGGAGCTGTTCAAGGTCAGCCTGTAGTAATGGGTACAACTATACCTTATATTCATGGGGTTTTTTATACGGCTATTGTAACCGCAGCAAACACGGTAACTATTTATGCAGCTAATACAACTGGATCAGCAAAAGATCCTGCATCGGGAGATATAAGGGTAGAAGTTTCAAAATAAAACGGATAGCTGAAACCGTATCAAAGTAGGCAAAAATTAAATCATTTAAAAAATGAAAAAAATATTTATTTTAGCATTAGTTCTGTTGACATTCGCAACCTCTTGCGATAAAAAAGAAAGCCAAGTCCAAAAAACATCTGCAAGAGGTGTTTACGACCCAATGACATTTTTAAGTGCGCCTTTAAGGAGTGAAATGTATGAGTTTGAGGGGCAACCAGACAATCAACAAATACAGATCATTGGTCATACTACCATGTTTGACACAACGCCTGAACAATGGTATTGGAATCCTACTTCTACAGCTGTAGATAACGGAACTACAGTTATAAAGCCAAATCTAACTCCAAGTTCAGGGCGTTGGCTTTTATTCTATAAAATACCGAGCACCGCAAAGAGACAAGAAACTTTTTCAGGAACAACTAACGCATCAGGTATTTATACAGTTACATTTGGAACAGCTTATTCTGTTGCTCCAAATATTCAGGCTAACATTATAAATGCAACTGATACGCAGAATATTAGAATTACATCTATAAGCACTACGGGTTTTACTGTTTTGGTAAGAAATAGGACGGATGTTATAGGTTTATTGCCGAACTATTCAAATGTAAATGGTGCATTGGTAGATGTTTTAATTAATCAAAAATAATAAAATGGCAACAGTAACAACTTCAAAACAATTTACATTAGGCTTAAGAGATTTTTTAAGAGGACTATTAACAGCAATCGCATCGTCTGTAGTTCCTGTTTTAATGGAATGGTCTAACGCTTTACAAACGGGTGCTGAATTTAATTTCGAACCTAAAAAGATTCTAGGATTTGCAATATCAGGCGGTATTGGATATTTAATCGTTAATTTCCTTTCTCCGTCAAAAGTAATTGCGGTTACTGGAAAAGGAGAAAAAACATTAGAGAATGCAAAATCAGTTGAGCGTTTTTTATAGCCAACCTAGAAAAAAAATTAATAATATAAAATTAAAATTATGAGCAAAGTACTAGAACCTAGAAAAGCTACAGAAGAAGAATCCGAGGCGATTAAAAGAGCAGAAGAAATTTTGTCCGCTGTAGGACTTGAATTAATCGGAACACGACCTAAAAGGCGATGAAAACCGTTCTTTACATAGTGGCGTTTGCAGAGGTGCTTAATTATATGTTTTGGCAAGAAATAGAAAACTATTTAGGCTTTCATATTTTTGAATCTGTAAACGCCTTTTTTATATTTGTTTTATGTACTTTTATACTTTCGCAGAACAAATCATCGTTTATAGCTTTTTTCTTGTTTTGCGCATCGCTTAATAACTTTGTGGATGAAACTTTTAATGTATGGGAAAAGATATGCGTAAGCGAAATGTTATTATTTATAATTATACCCATATTATGGTTTGTAAAATCACAAAGGAATGTTAGAAAAGATACAAGATACAGAATGGTTGCCTAACTTTATAAAAATATTCATTCCTGCTTTTGTCGGGGTTGGAATTAAAATAGCAATCGAAATGAAAAAAGATAAAACAAAAGTATCATTGATAAACGTAATATTATCGATGTTCATAGGAATTGGCGGAGCTTGGCTACTATCGGGATTTATTGAAGAAAGCTGTTCGGCTCATTACGTTTCGCCAGCAATTGCCTTAGTAGCGATAATTTCCGATAAAATTGGCGAGTTTTTAATCTATAAATTTAACATCGATACATTTTTAACTGCTTTGATAAACAACTTATTTTTAGCTTTGTCAGGTAAAAATCAGAATAATTAATAATTCATAGTTATGGAAATAGTATTGAACAGAAACACAAAGACCGACAAAAGTACCATAGGAGATTTATCCATTAACGGTAAATTTGAGTGCTTTACTCTTGAAGATGTTGAAAGAGATAAAAAAGTATATGGAAAAACTGCAATACCTAAGGGTAGATATGAAGTTACTTTAACAATGTCAAACCGATTTAAAAAGGTTCTGCCATTAATAAATAATGTTCCAGGTTTTGAGGGAATCAGGATTCATAGTGGTAATACTGCAGAACATACCGAAGGCTGTGTTTTATTGGGAATTACTAAATCGACAGACTTTGTTGGAAATAGTAAAATGGCAATGAGCAGATTAATGACTAAATTAGAAGCTGCAGCAAAAAAAGAAAAGATTTTTATTACCATATCCTAACAGTAAGATTTAATTCGTATCTTTGTTTTATGAGAGACGATAAAGGTAAATTTGTAAAAGGCTATCTTCTTACTGCAGAAGAAAAAGAAAAGGTAAGATTAGGAATTGTAAAATCTTGGAAGGATAGATCCGATTACCACGGAATGTATCATACTCCATTCCATAACTCTTGGCGTTCCATAAAAGCAAGATGTAAAGGAACATCAGGGCAAAGTTCAAAAAGAAAATATTTTGATAAAGGAATAACGTATTGCTCTAAATGGGAAACTTTTAAGGGATTTTGTGACGATATGTTGGAAAGCTATGAACATGGAAAAACTGTTGATAGGATTGACAACTCAAAAGGGTATTCAAGAGATAACTGCAGATGGGCAACTCCTAAAGAGCAAAATAACAACAGAACAAATAATATAATTATAAATTATGAAGGGCAAGAGAAAACTCTCTCGCAATGGGCTGAATATTTAGGAGTAAAGTTTTCTTGTATAAGAAATGTTTATTACAAAAAATATTTAAAAGGATTGATAACGACAAAAGAATTAATAGAATATAAGCCTAAAAAAGTATTTATTACAATTAAATAACTATATTTGAACTTCATAATTTATAGTTTTGATTGGTTGATGAAAAAGAACCGTTCCTGATAACACAGAGAACGGTTTTTTTATTTAAGCAGATTTATTTCTTTTTATTTACTACATATTTGTATAATTAAGATGTTTTTGTGTAGTTTTGATAACTAAATTTAAAATTATGAAAAAAGTATTATTACAAGAATTATTTTTCTATGAGTTACAAAATGATATGCCTAAATATTATCAACGAACTGTGTTAGACGATGAAACTATTATTTGGGAGCATAAAACCCAATACGGAACATTTAGTATTATTACTGATAAAAGACAATTAGAGTTAGAAACGGCTTACGATCAAATTACAATATAACTATGCCACAGTCTAAACCCTCAAAAGAAATCCAACACGCTGGAGTAGAAGTAGTAAATAAAGCATCTGAAGAACTACTAAGCGAATGGAAGCCGAAAACCATCGCAGGAAAGGTACTAAAATGGTTCTCAAAAGTCGCTATAAGCATCGGAGTTTCGACCGCTACAAAGAACATCGACAAACAATAGTAAACAATTAAATTTTATAAATATGAGTGAAGTTAAACAATTAAGTTTTGGAGAAAAGACAGTAAGGACTGAGTTTAATCCAGATGGAGTAGGTAACGTAAACTACTTCAAAGAATCAACGGCTAATATTTTGAATCTTATCGATGAAAACCGACATTTAGATCCAAGACTAGCCGCGTTGGCTGTTACGGCTTACGAAGAAGCGTGTATGTGGGCGGTAAAATTAGCCGAAAGCGAAAAGTAAAACAAACTATTTTCAATCTTAAACCCTTGTATTTACAGGGGTTTTTTGTTTTGTGTGAAAATAAAAGTGTTAAATTTTAATATAAATACGTGCCGTATATAAATTATCATTACATTTGCTACATCAAACAACAATTAATACTTAACATTATGCAAAAATTTACACTTATTCAAGCAATTATTGAAATTTCAAAAAGATTCGGAGTTAATTCAGGCGAGATTACACATTGTCAATTTGAAGATGGAAGCGGATTTAAATTCGTTTACGAAATCAACAACAATGGAAAATCTTTTATTGATCTTAAAAACAACTAATACTTATTATTATGGAAAATGATTTTATAATACCGACTAAAAAACACCCAATTTTCGTTGCAGAATGTGATTATTTCGGATACATAGAATGTTCTGTTTACAAAAGATCATTAGTTGACGGGGTTTGTAATTACGCAACATTTGAAACTGATTTTTCAAGAGCCGTAAACCTTTTACACGAAGAGTTAAAAGACGGAGTTTGGTGTATGGATTTTCCTAAAGCTAAATTTACTATCTATTCTGTAGATGGGTCAAAAGATAAATACGGGAATGCAAAAATGAATGTAGTATATGCTATTTCAGCAAGCAAGGCTAAAAAATTAGTTTGCCAAAGATAAAATAAAATCGGTTTCGTAGAGAGATAAAAAACGTTTAGCACTACTGAAAGATGAAGCGTTCCGATTTTTAATTAACCCAACACTAACAACTTAAAAAATGAAAAAAAAAGCAGGCAGACCAAAAGGAAATCCAAACGATGTTAAAAACGACCGTACAGAGGTTAAATTTTCATCAAACGACTGCAAGGCGCACGGAAGCAGAGAAAAGCTAATAGAAGCCTTGTACGTGGCTAGAAACCAACCAAACGAAATGAGCCAATTAATAAACAAGCTACAAAACGAAGCATCTGATAGATGCGAAAAAGAGGCTTTAAAATCAAAAAAGTAAGTTATGAACACACTACAACAACAATTACCGAAAAGATTTACCGACGCAGTTAGTAAATTGTATAATGCTTTTCACGGCGGAACTTTAGAATACGGAGATTGCAGACATTGTGCCGTCGGATCTATTGTAGGAAACGGAAGTTGGGGATCTGTTTTTTGTGGCGTAAACCTTGAATGTGGAGACTTAAAAAAACAAATTGACCTAAACTATTATGTTGGGGAAGCGAAGGAATCAATTGATTCAACAGGATATTCAGTAAATGAGTTAGCTATATTGGAATGGGAGTTTTGCAAAGCTACAGGAATAAAAGAAGATAATTACAAAGGACTTTGCGCTGTTATCGAATACTTATGCAAGTTAGACAACATTCCAAACATAATGGACTTTACTTCGTTGTTTGAAACTGAGAACGAAAAACCCGTTAAACAATTAAGCGAAGTATTATGTCAAGTATAGGAACCCACGAAAACAACTCATTCGAACACGACTACGAACCCGATACAAGGGAAAACGACTACACGGAAGAAGAAGTAACAGAAAACGAAATAGAACGCTTAAACAGGCGTTTAAATGAATCTAACGAAAGAACTCGTTTTATGAAGTCAAAGTTCCAAGAAATATCTGCGATATTAGACGTTCATTCATTAACCGGTATAATAACTCACGTAGAACTTCAAAAAATCAAAACCATTGTAGAACCTTATTCAAAATAGATTATGAAACAGCAAATACAATACTTAACCAACTACTTCCAAAACGCATTTAAAAAGCCGTCAAGGGAAGAAGTAATTGAAAACCTGATAACCGATAGAGTTAACTCATTATTCGAGCAGGACTTATCCAATAAAGAAATCGGATATATTGTTATGCGTGAAATAGAGCATACAAAGGAGCGATTGAGAAAAAGACACGAAGCACTATTGCAAACAACAGCCGAGACAATGACGGCAATTAATAATTTGTGATTATGGAAGCAATTACATTACAGCAGATAGATAAATCAACCGTTAAAATTTAAAGTTATGAAAGTAGAAGATTTAATTACAGACAAAGCTATTGAGATAGTTTTTGAAAACACCCATTTTGGAAGTAGAACTCCCAGAGAATTAATCGCTAAAGATTTAGATCGAATCAATGAGGGTTATCACATAGGATACACTATGCGGTGCTGTCTTTTGGAATTGGGGTTAATTACACACAACGGCGGTAATAAAAAATACATTTTAACCGCAATAGGCAACAAATATTTACAAACTTTAAACCAATAGAGAAATGGAAAATAAAAAAGCAAAAAGAGAAGCATTAGCAAAAATTACAGAATACGCAACTTTCTTCGGAAATAAAAGACCGAACATTGAAACGGTATTAATTAGATATCAGCAAGCGAGTAAATATATCGGTCAGGCTTTATATCATCACTTCGGAGCGTTTAACACGGATAACCCTCATATCGATGAAGATTTAGAATCCTTAAACGAGGCTTTTCAGGAACTCGAAAAATTAAAGGAAATAATTTAACCACTAACGAACTACGGTTCTAAATACAATAGATTATGAAACAATACAAACCTACATACATTGTTAGATCAGGACATACTTATACTTCTTATGAGTGGGCGTATGACGAAGAATCAGCTAAAGAGAAAGCGGGTAGAAGTGTTAATATTGAGTACTTTTTAACAGTAGAAATTATTTAATCCCCCAACCAAATGAAAGCTAAGATAATTTTAAATTCAAGTTTTTTCAGCAGCAAACAAACTATTTTAGGAGAAATTGAACTTCCTTCAATAATTCCTGTTCAGCAAGGGTATTTAATTTTTAAACAAAAAGAATATGCTGTAGTCGCTAATGAATGGGATTGTGATAATAACATTCTGAATATTTACGTAGAAAAACAATAACCAAAATGAAAGATAAAAAGCTTTCTGCAAAGATGCAAGAACTTATAGCAGATTTACCCCTTACGTGTTGGCCAATAGATAGCGCAAGAAAAGAAGACGATTTGATGGAGTGGCAAGGCGAAAGCGGAAAAGCTTACCAAACAAGCACAATACGGGCGTTAGTAAAAAGAGGGCTTATCCAATACATAAAACCAGTTTCCGGTTACTTAGAATTTGTTTTAAAAGAAAAGCACCACGAATCACAACCTTTTATCAGTTGGAATGAGCTTTTTATACCTACAGAACGGAAGAAAATAGTTTCTGTAAAAGACAGCCTAGAAGACGCAAAAAAATATTTAAAAAGGAAAAATATAATCTTATGAAAGATAAAACAAACGAAGAATTGAAAGCAGAGGCGATTGCTAAGGCTTGGATTGCAGAAATAGGACAGTTTAATTTTGATAGAATTAAAAGCAATTTGAAAGAAAACGGTTTTATAATGTGGGATTGGATTAGGGGTTTAGGACATAATTACCAAAGTCTAAATCTATGGGATCAAAAACTATTACCGGATAAAAATAGACGTGATGCGGATACTTATATCCGTCCTAAATCACTTTCAGGAATAGAGAACAACAACGGTTGGGTTAATATTAATTCATGGGTTGACTTGCCTATTTTCGGTGAATATGATTGGATATACCAAGATAGAATTATCAGAATGGGTTTTGATCCTAAAAAAGAGGATTTAGAATACTTCGCTAAATGTTACAGTCATTACAGACCAATTGAAAAACTTAAATTTCCAATATTTTGAAAAACCTAATACCTATCACCAACCTACCTAATTTGTACGGAGTGAAAATTGATAACGATGCAACAGAAATTCAGTTAACACATCACGCAGTAGCTTACAAAAGTGTAACTTCTAATTTACCAACCGACACGAACGGATTTAGGTTTATTGAAGTGGGTTTGGGCGCATTGCGAGAGTTTGAACCATTAGGAACAATCGACAGCAAAGAAATAAGCTTCGATGCTTCTGAAATGGTTTTATACGATGATTTTCCAGATTATCAATATGGAGGCGAAGTTCATCCTAAACAATTATTCTGGAATTATCAGGACAAACGTTTTGAATTTGAAAGTTGTGATGATTCATTCCGTTCAGCATTAGAAGTAGAGATTTTCTTTGTTAATCCGTTTGGAGAAAATGAGCCTGAATTAAATCTTGTTTGTTGCGGTAATGGAATTGAGGGGAGATACGGAAATGAAGAATGTTGTTTCCGTCCAAGACCAGACGAACAAAGTCAGCATTTACAAGATTTATGGCAAACCGCCGAAGCTAATAAAACAGAAAAATTATTAATCATTAGAAAATTATAGAGTTATGTATAAATATTTTATAATAATCACTTTAGGAATTTACAGTAATGTAAAGTGCCCACAAGATAAAAAAGACTGCATGGTCAATCACTTAGAGTATTCAGAGCAAAGAACAAAAAACGATTATTCAGACAGAAAAAAAGCATTTTTGGAATATGAATTTCTAATTAATATGAATAAAAAAGGCTTTACGATTGACGGCACAACTGAAATAATAAGCGTCAAAATAGATTCAGTATCAACCAAATAAAACACTAACCATGAGCGAAAAGGAAAAAGCAGTAGAGTTAATTAATAAATTTATTCAAGCAACAGTTACAGGGGAAAATATAAAATCATACCATCCAGAACCATACAGTTGCGCTAAACAATGCGCTTTGATATCTAATAAAGGCAAAATAGATTTGCTGATTGAGTTGTTTGATTTGGGCGCAAAAGACATTCACCAATCATTAACAACACCTGTAAAGTTATATTCTGACGTTATCAACCCGAAATTAAAAGAACTTAAAAACATTCAAACAGAAATCGAAAACCTATAACACAAACACAATGGAAAAATCAGAAATTGCTTGCGTATGCGGTTCAACTAAAATCACTAAATCATTTATAGAATCCGGTAAATGGTTGGGAAGTGCTTCTTCGATTATGAGAAAGTATTCCTTAACCGATGAAAGATTTAAAACTAATGAGTATTCTTTGGGGTTCGATTTTTACGCAAAAGTCGATTTATTAAAAACCTATTGCGAACATTGCGGAAATAGTGATTTTATTTTTTATAAAAAAGAAGTACTGCAAAACCAACCCGAAACAGGATGCCCGTTTGACGAACCGAACGCTTTTAATCCAACCAAAACCGAACCCGTTAACGATGATAATGCAGGGGATGGGGAACGGGATTCAAAAATTCATATTGTAAAATGTTGGATTCAATTCAAAGACGATATTATTTCAGGCAAAAAGAAATTTGAAGTTCGGGTAAATGATCGAGATTACCGAGTAGGCGATATTTTAATTCAGCAGTTTTGGGATAATGATTTAAAGCGATACGTAGGCGGTCAAGTTGAACAAAAAATTGATTACGTACTTTCGGGAGGTCAATTTGGAATCGAACCAAATACAGTGGTTATGTCCGTTTCAAGTATTTCCGAACCCGACTTACTTGGTAAACTGAAAGAATCGGAAGAGTTTATTGAATTTACAATGTTGAATTGCACTCCCGACGATTCATCAATGTTTGAAACCTTTTTCAATTCAGGGTATAATCTTTTAGAAACACTTAAAAAGCATTAAAATGGAAACAGATAACAGAACTTTTTTCGATTGGTGGGAAGATTTTACAGACAAAATGTACAAGAGAGGATATACAAGACCTCTTGATAAAGATCAAGCAATGTCAGATTTTGAAAATGGAATAACCGTAGATGAGGCAGTTTCAGCTTTTTTAGAAGAGTAATTATGGATAATAAAAGATTTCACGCAGTTTGTATAGGTTTTGCTATGGGGTTTTTAGCCACCTGCATGCTAAACTTAGCAATTAATTAAAAATACTATGAAAAATGAATTTTTAGCCTCACTAAAACAAATACATAATGGAAAGTAAAAAAATAAAACCAGAATTAAATCTTGAAAAAGAAATAGAATTTCTAACTGAAAGGTCTAAGTGTAAAGTAAAAGATGTCGTACTGTCCGCATTGAATCATGGGGATTTCACTGCTAAAATGATGCACGACTTCGCCAATCAGGGAGTACAAAGAGTGTTGAGTGAGTTGAGGGATTTAATTGAAATAAGCAATCATTGGACGGCTCAGTCATATCACGAAGATAAGGAACTTTTGACAGAGTTTACAAATCAATTAACCGAACTACTAACCAAACACCAAAAATAATGATTACAAAAACTATAAAGCATATAGACGGAGTTACAAAAATAAAAGCAAAAGGAATAATTAAAGACGGTTATTTCACAGGCGAATATAAATTTGAAGGCATGACTTACGGATTTAATATACCATGTAATGATAACAATTAAAGTAATCGGTTCGCATCCAAACGAAGCCTACAACAAGCCGTTAAACACAAACGTAACTCCAGGTGTTAGGATATGCGTAACCAAATTTTCAAAGCTATGCGAAAATAAAAAGTGTTAAAGTTTTAAATGTTGTAACAAGTTGTAATATTTTTGATTACATTTGCTACATCAAACAACAATTAATACTTATTATTATGGAAAAAATAGATGTTTACGGCGTTAAAATGACTGAATTAGAAAACATGAAGTTTAGTAAATATTTACAATCCTCTGATGTTCCGGCTCCGAACACTTTAACAAAAGAACAAAGATTTGAATTAGCTAATAATTGGTTAAAAACCCAACACTAACAACTTAAACAATGGACGAACACAAACGCAAAAAACACCGACACGTAGTTTTATACTCCGATGAAGATATAAAGGCTCACGGAGGCTTAAAAAACCTTAAGCGTGCTATTTCAGACGCTAGAGACGAACCTAAATTAAAAACCAAATAAATTACATATTATGTCAGAAGTATCTTTAACAATCAGTAAAGAAATCGTAACTCCAATAGTGGAGGCAAAAGTAAAAGCGTTAGTGATGGAATCATTCGGAGGCGCTGAAGTTATAATAGATAAAATATTAAATTCTATTATAAATCAAAGAGTTGACATTAACGGTAAAGTGTCTAGCTATTCTAGCGAAAACAAATACAGCTATATAGACGCTATATTAACCGAGCAAATACGAATCGCATCACAAGAAGCTATAAAAGAAGTTATGTCTAACAACGCTTCTGTCATAAAAGAATCGCTTATAAAGCAATTACAAAGTAAAAAAGGCTCTGAATTGGCGGCAAAAGCACTGCTTAATTGTCTAAACGGAACATTTGAAAAGTCATGGACTTCACAAATAAAAATAGAGTTACAGCCTTATAATAACGATTAAATACCTATATTAGAAACATAAACGAACGTGGTCAGACGTTTGCAACTTATTTAATTCGGTTTTACTATCTGAATACTGACCTATTCAGCATTAAGTAAAGCCGTTTTTTATTTTAACCAAATTAAATTTTAAATTATGAGTAAGGAATTAGCATTGGTAAGCGCAAAAGATTTATCATTAGTAGATGATAACCAATTAAACCAACAACAATTGGCATTAATTCTTAAAAAAACGCCTGCAATATACGTAAAGAAAAGACCAGCCAAAGGAGGCGGTACTTGGGATTATGTAACTGGCGGTTATGTTAAGAAATGTCTTAATCTAATGTTCGGTTGGGATTGGGATTTTGAGATTATAGACGAAAAAATAATGCACGGCGAAGCGATTGTAAAAGGTAAGCTTACTTGCAGAACTCCGAACGGTCAGATTGTAAAAATGCAATACGGGAATAAGGATATTATGTATAAAAAATTAACCGACGAACAAAAGTTAAATAAAGTAGAGCCTACGCCATTATCAATCGGCAATGATTTAAAAGCCGCCACAACAGATTGCTTAAAGAAATGCGCTGCTGAAATCGGAATTGCTGCTGATATTTATAACAAGGAAGATTTTAAGGAGGTAAAGGTTACGATTGAAAAAGTAACCGATTATGACCGAGAGCAGAACCGTATTTTAGACTTTATAGAATCGGCTAATAATTTAGACGCACTTGATACTTTACACGGTGTGGATATGTCAGAAGAAAACCTTATTGCATTGCAAGATAAAAAAGCACAACTAAAAAACGCTAAATAATGGAAATCCCTATTTTTAAATGTCGTGCGAGTTGTGGAGGTAAAATTATGACCGACGCAAAAGGTAAAAGTAATCTTGAAATATATAACGATGCAGTCGAAACACTTGAAAAAAAGAAAACCCAATTGTTGGGATTTAAAAATCAGGAATGCAAAACTGCCGTATCGATTAGAACTGAGCAAATACCAAAACTAGAAAAGTTAATTCCTGAACTCGAAAAACTAAAGTCAAAAGTAAAATTATCGGAAACAACAATCCAATATTTGCGTGAGTGGATAATAGAGCGAAAATACGGGCGTAGAAAAGAATTTACCACAAAACATACGGTAAAAGGAAATACAACCGAACAGGACGGGTTTAAACTGATACAGGACGTTGTTTTTGATGGTAAGGTATTTATGAGTAAATCTAAATCCTTTTACGAAGATGAATATTTCACAGGTAATTTAGACTTAGACTTGCCTACTTGGGTTTTGGACAATAAAAGTTCGTGGAATATATTTACTTTTCCAATTGGAGAAACCGAACCGCCAGACAAAGCAAATGAGCCACAGATACGCATATATATGCGATTGGCGAAAAAAGAAAAAGGTTCAGTTTGTTATACTTTAAATAATACTCCTTTGAAACTTATTGAGGATGAATGCTGGAAATACGCACGTGCAAATAACATAAAAGACATTGAGGATATTCCAGAAGAAATATCTTATGAGATTTGCAAAAACCACGCCTTTACTACTGACTTTATGCGTGAATTGTCTTTTATTTACGGAACTTTTAAAGGAGATTTTATCGAAATACCAAAAGAAAAACGATTGGTTAAATTTGATTATGTGCGTGATTTAGAAATCGAACAAAAAATAATAGATAGAGTTTTAGTTTGCCGTGAATGGGTAAATGAAAACTGGATCAAGTTTTAACAACTAAACAATAAATTATGAAAACACAAGTTTACTACACCAAAAAAAGCAAGATTACGCAAAGCCGAAAACTAAGCGATCAGCAAAAAGAAACACAAAAGTTTAACCTTTGGATTGATTTTATCCACTCTAATTTAAATAAAGCGTAATGGAATACATTTACATAATAATCGTAATATATTTAGGATGCGCTTACGCATTCGTATCAGTAATTTTTATTTGCTATTTGCAACGTGAAAACAAGAAGCTAAAGAAAGAACGTGATGAACTTTTACACGAGAATCTAAAGCTAATCGGAAAGGTAACTAAATTAATCCAGCCGAAACCTGGAGTTGAAAACTTTAAAAAAGCAAATGAATGCGAAGTTATTGAATCTAATTAGTTATGGAAATACACGAAACTATATCAAAAATAGAATCCGTTTTCGGTGTTGACTTAAAACAAAAAACACGTAGCCGATTAATAACATCGCTAAGGCTTTACGTCACTAAAAATCATCCTGAAGTTTCTTGTTACAGAATTGGAAAGCTATTTGAAATGAATGACAATAATGTTTCTGAATACCGTAAAAAAGTAATTTGCGAGAATCTAAAAATTAGGCTAGAATCAATAAAAGAATGCCTTAATAAAAAAGACGCTTCATTAATTACAAAACTTAAATATCCAGTATCAAAAACACATCCAGTCGAAATAGTAATGGAGGTTCTTTTAAAGCACGATGAAAGCTATTTGAACGATAAAAAAGTTTCATTGTGGAACAAGAGAGATTGGGAAATCTTCGAACGCTTAAAATTAATTTAAATGCCAAAATTAAAACATAGAATATCAGAATTAGAAAAACTATTTAAAGTCGATTTAAGGCAGCCAAACAGAATTAACCTATTAGTTGCAATCAGATCAAAGATATTTAACGAGTTTAAGCATTTAGGATGTTACGATTTAGCAAAAGAGTTTAATGTAAATCACGCAACTGTTATTAACTCATTTAAAAGGTTTAAAAACTATAACGATAATGACTATTTTAAAAGCGTTTTTGATGCTATTGAAAAATCAGATGCGAGTTTAGTTATTAAAGTTTGCAGACGAGAAATAAAACAGGAATCGACAATTAAAGCCTTTTTTGCTCAGACAGTTCCTAAACACAAACTTCCAACCAACGAAAAATTAATGGAAGTTCTTAGAAAAAATAACGAAAGTAATCTTTGGAACATCGAGGTTAATAAATGGACTTTTAAAAATTTGAAAGAATTTGAAAAACTTTCCGAACAATAATTTATTATTTGATTATTATTTCGTATTATTGCAGAACTCACTACTTAAAATAAAACATTATAAAAGTCCTATAATGAACCCGAAGTAGTGAGCGGGGGATTTATGGGACTTTAACTTTTTACTCACTATGGCAAAAAACTTTCCCTATTTTAAATTTACAGTTTCCGAATGGATGACGGGAGATATCGTTTTTGAATCTTTTGAAGTCCAGGGATTATTTATAAACATTTGCGCTTTGTATTGGCAAAGGGATGGTGTTTTAACGGTTGATGACATAAATAAAAGATACAAAAAACCCGACTTACTTACCGAGTTGTTAAATGGTTTTTTATTGGTCAATAACGGAGTTGTTTCCGTTAAATTTCTTGATGAACAATTGATAGAAGCAAACCATATTTCTAAAATTAATTCAGAAAATGGAAGCAAAGGAGGTAGGCCTAAAAAAACCGAAAATAAACCGACCGCTTTAAATCCGTTAACCGAACAAAAAGCGAAAAAAAGCAAAGAAGAACAAGAAGAAGAAATAGAACAAGAAAAAAAAGAAATTAAAATATTAAATAAGTCGGTTTTTAGTTTCGACGAGTTTTGGTCGCTTTATCCTAAAAAATCAGGAAAAGAACCGTGTATTAAAAAATACGAAAAACTTTCTGAAACTGATAGGCAAAACATAAAAGAAACTTTAGCCGATTTTAAAGCATTTAAACCTTTCAAAGATTACACGCACCCGAACCCGTTAACGTATTTGAATCAAAAGCGTTGGAATGATGAAATTAAAAATAACCAAAGTATAACCATAACAAGTATTAAAGATGAAAGAATTAGCGCAATTACAAAAGGAATCAGAGAAAACAGTAACGGACGTATTTAGAGAATCAATGTTACTTGCTTTTGAACGTACGGGATCTGAATTATTTGACATTGAAAACCTTATTACCGATGTTTTGCAGGAGTTCAAGGGAATTAAACAGGATGAGCTTAAAGAATCTTTAAGACGTGGTTCTTTAGGTCATTATGGAGTTACTTACAAACTTACTATTCAAGTCGTTTGCTATTGGATAATTTCTTATAGAGAATCTAAAAAAATATTATTTTGAGCTGGAAACAAGAAAACGCAATAAATAGGATTTACAGGACTTTTAAGCGTTTGAAGTCTGGAATATTCAAAGAGGATATCGAAGCCTTAAAACACCTTAACGAATCGGTAGAATCAGGCGCAAAGTCGGTAACGTTGGATAACTTATTATTTTCTAAATTACTTTGTTTGGTTTTAAAGCAAAACGTAATGTATTACCACGACATAAGCATTTCAATAAAGCACGTATCAGACGAATTAGACAAAACACTAAACGAACAATTATCTGAATTACTTTATGCTTTAAATCAGGCTGAAATGATTAAAAAATCAGAAGCAGGAACATTAACCGCAATTGATTTAATGAACAATAATAAATGGACTATTGAACAAGTTAATTCCTCTTTTATAAAAACCGCAAATTCATTTTTAACCGACAAAACAAAATATTTCTAATGGCTGACTTAAACTTTGATGATTTAAAATCGGAAGAAAATGAAGTAAACTACAAATCAATACACGATAGTTGTTTTGTGGATTTGTCGGAAGTGATGTTGCATCCTGAAGTATTACTTTCAATAGGTCAGCACGAATACAAAGGTAATTATTACGATACGCCAATTATGACCGCTGGGGAGTTTTCAGCAATTATAGCAGTAAGCAAATCAAAGAAGACTTTTCTGAAAACAGCGTTATTAGGTTCATATATCGGGAATAATGCAAACGTACTTTTCCCGAATATAAAAACGCACAGAGATAAAGATTACACTATCTTAGACTTTGATACCGAACAGGGAAAATATTACACGCAAAGGACTTTCAGGCGTGTTAATGAGGTTGCAAATGTCCGTTATGATAATTACAAAGGATATGCAACACGGCACTTAAGTTCGCCTGAAAGATTAGGATTGATTGATTATTGTTTAAAAAATCAGGATACGCTTTATAAGGAAAAAGTAAAGCTTGTTTCTATCGATGGAATTGCTGATTTGGTAGAAAATACAAATGATATTGTAATGAGCAAACAGGCTTCTGATTATATTCTAAAATGGACGCACGAATATAATTTACACATCACGACAATCATTCATAAGTCGGGTGTAACAAATAAGCCTTTAGGGCATTTGGGAACGTATATTTTAAAAAAGGCTGAAACTGTAATCGATCTGACAATTGAAAATGATTACATAAAAGTTACTAATCCGTATTCCAGAGGTTATAAATTTGATGATTTTAGTTTTGCAATTAATAAAGATGCCTTACCATACCTAACCGAAAACTTTTAATTATGAACCCAAACAACGCAAAAACCTGCATAGATAAAAACGGAAACGCTTTTTATGTTTCAGGAGTAAAAAACGATAACGGGATATGGTCTGCTGTTGTCCGATACATAAAAACAGGCGAATTTAAAAACGTAAGCTATAACCTAATAGAAAAGTATTTAACCTAAATTATAAAATTATGAAAAAATTATTGGAACTAGAATTGAATTACTCAGAGTTAATGTTTATTATGGATATTGATAAAGAAACTGCACAACGGCACATCGATATATTTTTAGACGGAAAACCTTGTGTATTGAAAGACTTGGTAAAAGTTAATGATTTGAAAGATTGTTTTGAAGGTGTTAAATCTTGC